GGTTCCTGAAGCTCCAGGTGACCGCAAACAGTCCCAAACACAAAGAGTATGTAGTAGTAGACAACTTATCACAACCAACACAAGTGGCTGTATATAGTAATTCGGCGTCAAACATTGCGATCGCCATTAAATCGCGTGTTTTTGATGTCAAGGATGGGAAGGGTGGGTGGAAACCCTGTCCCCAACCAAAACAAGGTGCATATAAGCGCTGCCAGTCTTTCAAGACCCGGTATCTTAGGAGTATTCGAGCACACGCTTTGGTGGAGAAGGAGGCCGTTCCTGACCTCTTCCCATCAGGCCTGAAGAGGGATATTTACCAGAGAGCCGTCGAGTCGCTTCGATTGAGACCATCATCGGAGACGTTGGACTTGGATTCGCGCATTCGCGCATTCGTTAAATGTGAAAAGATAGTGGTGGATGCCGGGTGGTCGGTGTATGGTAACGGTTTAAGTTACATATTGGCTAAGGACCCCAGGATAATCCAACCGCGTACACCACGTTATAACGTCATATTGGCACAATGGCTCAAGAAGAATGAGCATAGATTTTTCCGCGCTGTGGATAGGGTGTTTGGTGAAACAACAGTCCTCAAAGGAATGAACGCAAGGCAACAGGCAATGCAAATTAAACGTAAATGGGACAAGTATCAACGTCCCATTGGCATACGCCTTGATGCCTCACGCTTCGATCAACATGTATCGAAAGATGCACTGAAGTACGAACATTCCTTGTATTTGGACCACCCAGCATTCCAAAGACTACCTCCTGAGTATAAGGTGGAATTTGAGAATTGCTTGAAGAAGCAGCGAGTTAACCGTGGCGTTGGATACGCCCGTGATGGGAAAGTCGTATATGAGGTCGAGGGTAATCGCATGAGTGGCGACATGAATACCGGCCTTGGTAATGTGCTGATAATGTGCTCCCTCATGTGGACATATTTGAGACGAGTTGGAGTTAAAGCCTCACTCGTAAACAATGGTGACGACTGTTGTATCATATGTGAAGCAGAGGATGAAAAGAAAATTATTAAACCGTTGAAGTCCTGGTTCGATGAGATGGGCTTTGACATGACGATAGAGGGTGTGTCACGTAAGCTAGAACAGATCAAATTTTGTCAGTGCCACCCGATTGAGTTGGAGGATGGTTGGATAATGGTGCGAGATCCACATCTGAGTATGGGGAAAGATCTCATAAATCTCAAACAGTGCAACACACAGAAACAGTATGACATGTGGCGCGCGGCCATCGCTGGATGCGGGTTGGCACTCACCTCTGGAATCCCAGTAGCCCAAGCATTTTATATGGCACTTGGTAAGGATACCGATTATGAGGGAGAGATGGAGTTTTGCGGAATGGTTCAGTTGGCAAAAGGCCTGAAAAAGAGAGTAAGGCCACCATTCTGGCGAACACGCGTGTCATTTTACAATGCATTTGGGATAATGCCAGAGATGCAGGAAGACTTAGAATACAAATTACAATTACAAGAAGTAAGTCGGTTCAAACCTGTATTGGACACAAGGGGGGACGGAGTGATCGGAACCCCTGAACTGGCCATGAGGAAATGAAAATGGGGTTGGGGGGGTTAAATGGGCCAAAACGGTGAGGTTGACTGCCTCCTGACAATGTCAGTATTTCCGTGCTAAATTCGAAAGATAAATGCCGACAGACTGCACGGTCCAGCCTATATAGGTGCCCCCTCGATGTACAGTCGCTTGAAGGAAAACAAGGGCGCCCATAGAAACCAAAGAAAGAAACGATGAGTCCATTAGGTGGAATGAAACGTGGGGCTGCCCAGGTGGTACGCAGACGAGCGGCACGCAAGCAACCTCAACAACAACAACAACAAAAACAACAACAACGACAGAAATCCAAACGAACCCGGGTACGCAAGCCTAAACCGGAGAACCAATCCCGGTTGAGTCTCCCTAGGGGTGGTGGAATGGGAAATGCGGTTATGGTCAGATCAGTTCGGGTTGGAATGCCTGATCTGAAGGCCCATACTGTTAGTTGGATTGCAGGGTACATTTATGTGGGGAATGGTATCTTGGGCGCAGCTAACGGAGTCTATTTCCTCACTCAAACCGGAGTTTATATTGTGCCAGGCCTAATCCCCGTGTTGGGAGCTGATGGGGCTGTAGGGGCTTCATACGTCAAATCACTTGACCAGTTGTATCGCCGTAAGGTCTACCGTAAGGTGTCGGTAAAGATTATGCCACTGCAGTCATCAACAACAAACAACATGACGTACACAGTAGCACCGGTGCGAGGACCTCCCGGTGAAATTGAACTGGGAGCTGGAAGCACAGGAACCCCAGCAGCGATTCCCCAAATCAATGTTTTGTCAATGACCGGAAATCAAACCCGAGATTCGTTTGAGGGTATGATGCTGGACCTAACCGGGTACATTGCTGGTGGGGCGGGAGCACTTCAAAATGAGTTCTTGATAGCTGGTCTGGGAGGCAGCAACTCACCAATTAATTTTGGACAGGACCTCCTTGGCATTTGCCCATGTTCATTTATGATAGGTGGTACCTCATCGGTGATTGCACTTCAAGGGACAAACACCCACGCGATAGTCATCGAAACAGTGTGTGACATGCTTGACTTTGTGGGGGCACAGCCCGTGATACAACCACTGGGCTAAGTGAGGTATTGGCGTTGTCCAACGCCATAAGAGAAATGGACTGCCCAATCCCCGGGTAGAGAGTTGGGGAGTATGGCCTTAGCAGGTCGAGAGTAGCATTACCGGCGTTGCTCAAACGCCACAAGAGAAATGAGCTGCCTAGACTCCCGGGTAGAGAATAGGGGATGCGGTCGTTGTGCCTGTTTAAGGTGTAGTGCAATATGGTGGCACTGCATGGAAGGGGAGTGCGAC